AATTTACCGTTCCAGCACCATACCACTCATAAGAAATGGAAATCATCTGTTGTTTTGTTGGGTCTGCGGTTACACCAGTCCAACCATTACCATCAAATTTTTCACCATTCCATTCATCTCTACCAACTCTTATTTCTGTGGTAATTCCAGTTGTAGATGTGCGAATTACATAAGAATATGTTCCTCCATCATCCTCAAAGTAAGCACCATTGTATTCATCAAACAATCCAAATCTTCTACGAATACCTACCTGCGGTGTTTCTAAACGAATTGCGAATGCAAGTGTTGCTGGTCTTCCAGGAATGTATCTCATTACATTCTTGGTCTGTCTAATGACTTTACTTCCAGTGGTAACACCAACTTGCATAACCACATTACTAGCAGAAACATTATGAGTTGCAGTTCCAACTCCAACGATTCTCTCATCCCAAACATCGGTCTCTTTACCATACTGGAAAGTATTAAAAAAGACTGTTTGGAACGGAGCAACCTTTAGTCTGTTATTATTAGAAAACTGAGGTCTCCAGTCAGTCTGGTTTCCCCAGTGATCTGCAATATTGAAAACTTCAAATAAAGATCTTTCTTGGTTTAAGAAGTCTTGTGTAGTCTTATTCCACTGAGCCATTACTTACCTCAAATCCAATCTAATTTTGCTGGATGATATCTCTTATCGTCTGTTACTTTAATTGAACCTTTTGAGTTCTCTTTAACGTATATATGCTGAACAATAGAACCTGGATATTCATTCTGAAGATATTCAGTGAGTTCCATTTTTGAAGGAATACCACTTTCAGTCATCATAGAAATTCTATGAAGATTTCCCATATAGACAATATCAGCAGAGAATTCTTCTGTTTGAGGTTGTGGTTCTTGGGAAGATCCGCCAACATTTAAGGTTCCATTGAAGTCACCGTTAATGGTGATGCTTTCTGATAAAAACTGTTTGAAAGATTTCATATCAGCAATTCCAAGATCTAAGGGACTTATTGATTCTGCTATTGGGATCATTAGCAGTTTTTGTGGAAGTTAATTTCTTCTTCATTCCGGACATCCGGGCACAGAATGATGCTCTGCGAGGATTTCCAACCTTCTTTGAAGGTGCTTTTAGATCACTTCCAGGATTCTCTCTTTCATAAGATTTTCTTCCTTTTTCGTTGAGTCCTCCACTTTTATTTTGTCCTTCCTTGCGAGTCCAGGCAGCACCTTCAGTTTGTAAGAAAGGTTCTCCTGGAGTATATTCTGCAACGTGGAATGATTGAACTCTTGAACCTGGATATACTTTCTCGATCTGATCCTGAACGTCTCTTCTATTTGGAGTAGAGATTTGTGGGAAGAACATCTTAAGTGAATACATCTTTCCCTTCCAGGTCAGAACTACATGCATTAGATTTCCAGTTTTTGCTGGGATTCTTACTGCCTCCTCAAGTTCTACCTCTTCACTTACAGATTTCCAACCGCCACCTGCTTTTTTATACTCCTTTGCTGCCCATCCATTAGCATATGCAGATGGATACACATCAAACTTTGCTTTTGCTCGTGCCTTCATTTTGGACCAAAGTGAAGGATTTGTTGGAACATTCTTTTCTTCGAGATTTTGAAGTTCTTTCTCACCTTCAATTTGTTCTAATATTTTTGCAACAATTCCAGTATGTTCTGGAACGCAATTGGGGACCATTTTATTGCCTTTTTTCTTCATTCCAACTTGCTTATATCCAGTCCAGCAAGGACCTTTTGCTTCTTCAATATCATGCTCTCCACTATCCAAGTAGTCTGCAGCTGCATCCAGATAATCTGCTGCCTTTGTAATTTTTGATTGAACCCATGCTTCAAGGTTTCCTTCACCTTTACCCATTTTCTTTTTCAATCTCTTTGCAGCATTCATTACTGTGGAAATTTGGGAACGAGCCATTGAATACTCGTGATCTTTCTCTTCATTTGCGGGATGTATCGTTGCAATGCTATATTTCATTTGATTTGATGTTAATGCTGGTGGCATTGAGAACATGTCCCAATATCTTTCACCATATACACATTCAGTTCTTAGTTCATTCTTTTGGCATTTTGGACAATACCTAATCAAACCCATCTCTTCCTTTATTTTATTAGATACCATTTTCGGCTTTCCTCCCTTTCCCGATCGGTCTGCTACTGGATCCTCTCTTCTTTTTCTTCTTACTGAAGCAGCAATTTCACTCTTAGACATCTTTGCTGCCTTTTCTTTTGATAAGCATTTTGGTTTCCCTTCCCCAGGTTCACGAGCACATTTACCAATTCTCTCACCTTTAGTATTATAACGATCCCATCCACCACCACCTACGCCACCTTCACCTCCAGTTCCAAACCATTTGCGAAGATCTTCAGATACACTTTTTTTAGCATCTGCTTCCATTTTTTTCAAACGAGTATAATAATCTGGAATCTCATCTAAATGTTGAAGTGCGATGTCCATAGCAAGGTCATGATCTTTAGTGTGCTCATGCTCGATAGGTTCGCCCATGTCAAGTTGCTTTTGAATAAAAGAAACATCAACACGGTGTTTTTTTGCTATTTGTTCAACCGTTTTATGCGATTTAAACTTCCCTTTCATTCAAAAAATTTAGTAACCTTTTTATATTTAGGAATTGATAGTTGTACGTATAATCTTAAAATTTACTGGAGTTGCTGCTGAAGATGGAGTTGCTAAGAGTCTGACATAGTTGCCTGAGATATCACTATCAAATAATGATAAAGTTTCATCAGTCTTTATTGTTCCAAATTCTGTATTATAAGTAGTTGTTCCGTCATGAACTACAAGAAATTCTGTTGTTTGATATGAAGACCCCTGATCTATTTGTATTTGGTATTTTGCGGATCTGAATGAACTTTTTAAAAAACTATCTAAAGCAAACTGACCGGAAGTTGTTGTTGTGACTCCAGATACATTGATATTGTTAAAGTTTTTCTGACTGATAAGTTTAGGCATTTGCAGTTTCCAAAATACTTAAAATCAATTTAAATGTAGAATTTGCACTTGCAAGAATTGAAATAGAATCACTTGTTTCTAAAACTAGTTTTCCATCCATAGGAACAAATGCATCATTTGGGGGAACTGCTACAGCCTTTGCAATTTCTGTTGAAGTTGTGCTTCTTTTGTGAAAAACCGTTACAGTTTCTGTAGAAGATCCAATATTAGTAATATGCGCATAAAGAACAATAGAAGTGTATCCTGTTGGGGCAGTATATGCAGTTTGCTCCAGATTACTTACTTCTAAAGTTACTGTTTTAAAGTTATTGAGTGCTAGTTGTGCCATGTTAACTTAATGCTAAGATAAACGGTGTCATTGAATTAAATAAACTTCGAGTGAATGATCTGCCACTAATTGTTCCAGTATTTTGATTTATTTGTAATCCATCACCTATCCTAAAATTTCCAGATTGATCAGTGCTGGTATAAATTACAACTCCACCGTTAGTTTCAACCACTTCATTTTCCTGAATTGGAACTCCTCCGGTTAATGGTGTTGCCGATGTGATGTCATTGCCAGATCCAACATATTCAAATGTGTGAGAACTTGCACTAATTCTACTTACTTGGTAAAAATATACAGTAGAACCAATTCCAATAGTATTATTTAAATTTTGCTCAAGAGTTAATGTAGTGATGCCATCGGTTACTGGTGTTGAACTATTTATTGTATAGTATATTGGTGCAACATTTGCTGATGCTGTAGCAGTTACTCCACTATCTGGGGCAGAAATAGTAACATTTGGGGTTGAAGAATATTGATTTCCACTAGAAATTATAGTTACTGATGAAACCGAATCCCCATCCAATGTTGCAAATGCTGTTGCTGTCTGTCCATTTGGACCCGTTGGTGAGTCTATAGTCACCGAAGGTGTTGTGAGATAACCACTTCCTCCATTAGTTACTGTAATAGATTCAACTGTGTAATAAAGATTATCAAAGAAAACAACCTGACCATCATATGGTCTTGTAGTGGTTGTTATTGCTACGGTTACGGTGTCCTGTCCTGCGGAAGCAGAAGATGTAACTATTCCGGTAAATTGCAAATCACTAACCCCATCAGAAACTAAACCTTGAGTTCCAAATGAAGTATTGCTATTTGTCAAAGAACATTGAGCTCCTTTATGACAACTAATTCCAACATTACAGCAAATTGTAAAAACACTGACTAATTGTGCATAACCACCATTTGTTATGGCAACACCAACACCACCTTGATTATATTGGGTATAACTATCACAAACAATTGATTTAAGACCTTCTGCTTGATTTCCATCAATACGAAGACCAGTTCCTGTAGTTGTATTGCTTGTGCAATTTTGAATATATGGACTTTCCCACTTTCCTCCACCAACATTTGTTGCTATTTCTGCAGTTGGAAAACCAATTGCTGCTGCGGGTGCAACATGATTTGTAAAAGTCATGTTTGCAATATAGCAACCTTTTCTTACGTGGAAAATATCTTTATCTTCATTATTTGGACTTACTGTTACAGTTTTAAGATCGTTGCCAACAATAGATACAAATGCAGGAACTTCTATTGGATTATTTTCCAAATAATTTCCAGCAAGAACTCTAATAATTGTTCCTGCTGATGCAATACCAACTGCTCCAGCAATAGTTAGTTTTGCATTATCTATTGATGTTCCATTTTTGGAATCATCACCATCCTTTGCAACATATATGACATTTGGTGCTGAGTTAATACCAGTTGCGCCAGCATTAATAGTTACATTATCACCAATTGTTACTGAAGATCCGGTGATAAGAACATCACCCGCGGTAATGGTATTATTGTCACCATCAATAATAACTGATGATTTACCTACCGTTAAAATGCCAGTAACACGAGCATTTCCATCAACGTATAGTGCTGTACTTCCAACTCCAATAGTTACAGTTCCTATTCCATTAGAAGCACCTAGTGTTGTTATTCCGGAGACAAATAAGTTTCTATCAACAATAACATCTTGCCTCGCAGTAATAATTCCAACAGAATCTACATTAGTTACATCTTCATAAGTAACTGTTCCCGCAACTGATATATTCCCAGTAAAAGTTGCATTACCTTGAACATACAGTGCCTGATCAATTCTTGCTGTAGTTCCAATGGCAACATTTTTTGTAGTATTAATTCCGACAGAATCTACAGACCAAGTTCCACCAGCACCAACATTACTTCCACTAGTTAAAGCTGTACTTGCAATACCAACCCACTTTGATTTTGTTTGATCGTAAATTAAAAGTTTGTTATTACCAACAGTTTGATCAAATTCAACATCATCAAGGTCTTTAATAAATCCGGCACCACCACCTCCCATTGTTGAGAGTTGTGTTTGAATCCTATTGATAAAAATTCTATAATGATTTGCAAGATCGTCAAGAGTTGCAAATTTTTGATCTAGAGGAGTTAATGGGTCCGGAGAAGCGCCAGTGGATTGGGTTTCATCCGAAGGTTCTCTTATTACACTTTCCTGTAATTCTTTTTGTTCGGATTTAATAGTTTTTACTAAATCATAAAGATCTTTAATATCTTTTTTTACATCTTTGATGTCTTCATCATAATACTTAACTTCAGGAAGATTTGAGATTTCTTCTTTAAGATTTTTAAAGTAATTTAGAAGAACCTGATCTGTTTTAACACTATTTTCATTAACTTCTTTTAGTTTTTCTTCAAGAGTATTTTTGAGAGAATTGTATTCATTCGTTATTTGTTTTTTTAATTTTCTATCATCGTCTTTAAATTCTTTATGATATTCCCAAATTTTAAGAGAAGATTCTCTAAGTTCTTTCCAAATTCTATCTTTTACTTCTTGATATTTTTTATCAAGATCTTTTATCTCTGTTTGTAATTCAACCTTACTCTCAAAGTGTCTGGTTTCATTATCTTCTACAACTTCTTTAATATTAATTTCAATTCTTTCACGAAGAGTCTCGATTGTATCATTGACTTTTATAAAATCATCATCGATAACACTAAATGTTTTTCCAATCCAAGAAAAATCTGGAACCTCGTTTACTTCATTAACCCACTTTGGAAAAACGGGAATCTCGGATCTAACTTCTTGAATATCATTCTGTAATTTTTCAATCTCAGAGTCATAATATTTTACTTCTGGAATTGAAGATGCGAGTAACTGTATAGACTCACAAATATCCTCCAATTCTTTATCATAATATTTTATTTCTGGTATATCTGGTATATCTGGTATACTTTCTCTAATATCATTAATTAAACGAAGAACTTCATTGAGTTCCAGTCCTTGTTCTTCTTGGACAAATTCTTCTACTAACTCTTCAATCTCTTCCTTTTCAATAAATTGTTCAACAGAAGGTAACTCCTGCTCTATCTCTTCTGTTAAAAATTCTTCTATCGAAGGCAATCCGCCATTATTGACAAACTGTTCAATCGAAGGTAAATCATCCTTTGGCATTTTATTAGTAACAACAGTACTTTGGAATTTCTCTTCCCGTACTATTTATTATCTTCACCAAGTCCATTTTTAAGTAATTTTGATAATTCTGCCGTCGATCCTACAAAAAGTGCATTAGTAACATTCGTTGGACCCTTAACTTTTTGCTCATCAATATCTTTCAATTTCTTTTGCAAATCAATTAATTTATCAGTAGCATCCGCAACATTCTTAATTAATTGTCCAGCAACTTCGTATGCCCTAGGCATTTCACTTTCTTGAGCTAAGTCAAGAATTCCATTAAGTGCTTCTTGACCCTTTTCAATTATCGAATATAAATTTCCCCTTGTATATTCATAATCTTTTTTAAGATCATTGATTCCTGTTGATGATGCAATAGATTCTATCTTCTCTTCAATAGTTTCTACTTCACTAGAGACTATATCTCCAGCAATATTAAATGCATCATTAAGATCATCAAATTTTTTTGTCATTTTCATACGTTTCCATCAAATCCAAAATCGTCACCAAATTGAATTAGTAAATTGTCAGCAGCGGTAATCAACTTAACGGCAGAACCTAAGACATGACTCGATGCTGTTGTTGAATCAAGTCCTCTGGAAACAGTCAGTTTATTTCCTGAGACTGAAGAAACTTTAAGTTCTTCATTATCTATAGTGATATAAGATCCCGCGGAAATTCCGGAAGAATTAATAACCTCAATGATTGTATCAGTGTCGGATATATCAGAACTTAAATTAGTTATAATATTGTTAGTATAACTCTTAGTTGCTCTAGGATCTACAGAATAAGATATTTCTCTTGTTGGGGAGTTGGTTCTATCTCCAGCAATATATCCAATAGAAACTTTTTCGATAATATCCTTGGAGACATCGGAAATTGGTCCAAATAGATATGTCTTTGCGGTAAATGACAGTGTATAAATTAATGCTCTTCTTGTGGAATAATCACCTTCATAATCATCTTGCATTGAAATTGATTCGAGAACAACTGGAATATCTCTTTTTTCCCCAATAGTTTGCACCAAATCAACACTTAGAGTATATGATGGTTGAAAATATGGAACTATCTGTTCAATAATTTGCAACATATCATCATTCAATTTCGTCATAATACTCAACTCAAATTCCATATTATATGGAACTGGCATATATGATTTTCTTGGTTGAGTTTTATCCGTTGTTATTGCAGACAAAAATGTTTGAGTTGTTGTTACCTTTCTAGTTGGATCATAGTTTAAACCAATAAATTCAAATGACATTCTTGGCAAAGTCATTTGCACTGGAGCATTTAAATTTGGAACTTGCTCAAGTCTTGCTAAAAACTTTTGAGTTGGACCGTAAGCCAAAGGAACTTTGATTGAGCTTATAGTCTCGTTTGAAGAATTTGTATGTTTTATCGTAATATTATTGAATAGGGAACCAAACGAAACAATAGTTCTTCTAAGTATTTCGTGGTAAAAATATTCAAACATCTGTCAGGAAATTTAGATATACTATTTATGGATTTCCAAATGGATTAGATTCTGTAAAATCAATTATTGTACTTGCTTCTTCTTCTATCTCATCATTCTGTGCGTATGGATCACTTGTATCATATGTAGATACAACTCTTATCTTATAAGAAGCTCCTGATTTAGATCCAACAACAACATCTCCATTGACAAATGCACCACTAATATTTGATACATTTAGAGTATTTGTAAATGAATCCCAACTCTTAACTAAGGCAGTAGTAGAACTTATACTTCCAGTTACGGTTTCATTAAAAATGTAAACTCCACTACCTGTTGAGAATGGAGATGAAATTGTAATAATTGGTTCTGATGTATATCCCAATCCAGCATTAGTTATGTAAATTGAAGTAACAACTCCAGCACTATTAATGTATGCTCTAGCAGCAGCAGTAATTCCAGTTCCTACCGGAGAACTAAATGTCACCACTGGTGCAGATTCGTATCCAGATCCTCCAGATGTAACTGTGACTATTCCAACTATTCCATCGCCAATAGTTGCCGTAGCAGCAGCACCTGCTCCCCCACCACCAACAAAAACTACAGATGGTGCTACCGTATACCCATATCCAGGATTTACTATTTCAACGCCTTGGACTTTATAGTTTTCTATATTTCCATTACAATCAACCAGTCCTCCAATAAGAGTTGCTATTCCTACAGCAGTTAGACCTCCACTTGGGGCAGATGAAATTGCAACTGTTGGAGATGATTTATATCCATTACCTCTGTTTGTTACGGTTATAAATCTAATACCACCATTCACAATACTTGAGATTGCAGTTGCTGTTGTTGCAGCACCAACCATTGTTAGTGATTGGATATAACCTTTGTCTTCTACATTATCATCAATTTCACCAACACCCGTATCAATAACTTCATCTTCATATCTAAAGAGTTCACATCTTAATTCATAAACATAAGTTTTTTGCAGTTGATAAAAGGGTTTTTCATGCTCAACAAATTTAATTTCAAATATCCTATCTCCCAATGGAAAGTAAATTAGATCTCCTTCCTTAGGTCTTGTTGATAATTCTATATTTGGTAAGTTTTTGATTAAAGGGCTAATATAAGTTTCAAACCTTTCTCTTGATATAATTAAATTTAAATCATTCAATGGTTGAACACCAAATTTTGATAATATTGTACCCTGACCTTCATATCCATCATAGGTATCAACATATGCTTCAATTGGATATGCATTATTAAACTTGGACTCTATAACTTCTTTTATTACTGTATTTTTAGTAACGTATTTTCTGGGAATATAATAAATCTCAACACCATACATGCGGAGTTGTTCATTAATCAAATCTTGGATTAATGATTGCTCTGATTTTGATCCTTGGAGAAAAAATGGATTGAGCATGTTATCCGATCATGTCTAATGGGGGAAGTTCGTAGGAATTGGACATTTTTTCCATTATTACGTCAATTTCTTTTTGAGCATCATCATAAATTTGCCTGCCATTTAATTCAATTCCTCCGGGAAGTTTAACTCCTTGGAATTTAATTAAGTTCTGACCCCACTGCCTTTTAATCAGTGCTGTCAAATATGGTTTTAAGAAAGAGTCATTCCAAACCCTGGAATAATCATTTGGATCTAAAGTTCTATAACAATCTATAATAAGATAATCTCCAGCACTCACACTTCCCCAATCAATATCCAAATATAATCTGTCCTGCCTCTTATTAAATCTAATTTGTTTTTGAGTTGTCAATAGAAAATCAATATCTTCAAGATACGTTTTAACCATCGCATAAGTTAAAAGTTCTGTAGAACCCCAATAATAAATGTCATTGAGGAAAAGTTGATATTTAACACTAAACATATTATTTGTAATAGTGTTAGTACCATCAAAATGAAAAATCTTTTGAATTCCAATAACTGATGGTGGAATTTGTAGATAATTACTACTTTCTTTATAGGAAAATGTGACTGCAACTCCAGCAATAGTTGTAGATTCTGTGGTAGTTACTATTCCAACGGTAGATTCGGAACCACCAGGAGCTCTACCTCTACTGATATCATCTTCAGTTATTTGATATTTTAAATATGTCTGAGCAACACCATCAAAATGTCTTTCTTGGAAAAATTGAACCGCATCATCTACAAGATCTTCTATTTGTTCGTCGGCAACGTTAATTTCCAGAACTGGCGCACCCAGTTTTCTTTTACAATAATCTATAAGTTCTTGTCTAGAAGATGGTTGTGCCATTTATTTTCCAATCCTCCAAGTATTTATGGTGCGGAAGAAATTCCTGGTTTTACTAAAACATTACCCTCAGCAATTCTATATGAAGTAGTACCAGAACTTACTAAAATATCATAAACATATCTACCTTCTTTCAACAATCTTGTCTGAGTTGAACCTAAAGATATATCGAATTTACCTCCAACAGCACTTGTAAAACCAACATTAAATGTAGCAACAGCATATGAAGAAGATCCAATTGAAACACTCTTTGCCATTTGAGATGATCCAGTCCAATTGGAAAAATTAAATGGACTTCCTGAAGTTGTTTTTACAGTAAAACTATCTTTAAAGTTTGCACCGCAGTTTATTACTAAATTGACGCCGTATGCAACACCTGAAGTGGGATCAAAGTTTAGAGTGTGAGTTGCCATTAGAAATTAGAAATTACTTCTTGTTGTTTTAAATATAGTTTAATGTAAGATTTTGCATAATTTCTCAAAGTCTCAATATCTTCTACACTATCTATATCTCTAGAAAGTTTCTCATACTCAAACATTTTATTTACGTTTTCAAGTTCAATATCGTTTGGGTTCATTTGCAAAAATTCCTTAGTAAATCTTTTATCTCTTTCAAATCATCTTTTACAGATGCTAAATCATTTTCTAAATTTTCAACTCGTTTACTTTCATTTTCTTTCATCTTTTTCATATTAATGTAATTATTATATTCAGTCACATTTGTATTTAAAATAGCATTTGTTTCAACATCTCTAATTAAATTAGAATGTCCTTCAACTTTTTGATAGTTCATATTATGCAACAGCAATAACTCTCAGATCTCTTAATCTTGGTGGGAAAGCTTGGTTTGTGGATGAACCAACTAATTTAATACTAAAATATCTAAACTCTGGTAAGTTTTCAACAGTAAATTCATAATCTTTAAACACCAATTCATCACTTTCATATCCAAGAGCATCGGTTTTTGGAACTTTAATATCTGAAGTTCCATCACTTAATGAATCGTCAATTGTCTGTCCTAGATTATTTTTATTCAAATAACCTGGGAATGGATAAAAGATTGGATCTTCATTTGGATCACTTTGGATTGAATATAGTGCTCTCAAATCACTTGAAGTATTTACGTATGCCGCAACAAGAACCTTAATGCTAGTTGCCGGTGTTTCTAATCCAATTGACTTAGTTGCATAAACAAAAGATGATGGATCACTCTCCAATGTAGCAACTCTATCATCGGTTGCATAATTGGTAACTTTATTGTCAACTCTATTGGAAACAAATATCATACCCATTCTATCCATATCGATCATTGGAGATAGATATGAATTTGTAGTTGCAAGGTCTAGAGTTAAAGTGAATGATTTATTTCCGGGCAATGTTGTCAATAAATTAGTTTCATTTTGCTTTGAACAGACTAGTCTTGGAGAATCTAAGAAGTTATTCGAATTTAGAGAAATTTCTTCAAATCCTTGATCTTGGAATGAAGTTTCGGAACCATCAACACTTGTTCCACTGACTGTTCTAATTCTAGACTTTAAAGTAGTTCCATTCAAAACTTGTGTCTGGACAACTGGTTTTAAAATTTCATATTGGATGTTTTGAGTTGCGGTAATCTGAGATCCGCCTGTGGATTTTGTTTCGTTGATAAAAAGTTTGGGGAATGATGTGCCAACACTTCGATCAACCTGACCATTTGGCAATGGATCTGTTTTTCCATCTTGAGTTGTGTCAATTTTAATATTGTAATAATCCAAACCAATCGGATCAGTTATTGAAACATCTTGAAAATCGTGAGACTTATTAATTCTTCTAAGTGAAATTCCATTCAATTCATATTTCATTACCGAAGAACCGGTTGTATAAGATGCGGCAGATGTTTGATCGATCTGCCTAGTAATATTGGTTAATGAGGTTGCTGTAGTTCCCTCATATGAAATTATTTCCTGCCCAATTAATACATAACCTGGATTTGTGCTACCAACTCCAACATTTTCAAATGTGGTGAAATTGGTAGTATTTTCTACAAAAATTTCTGTTGTTGCTGAACTCGAATAGTCTGAAGTAAGTCTTACTGGTTTC